GGTACTAAGATGAAATATCCTAAATGGTTAACAGATCTCGAAGCTTCAATTCAAGGTGAGTTGTATGGTACATCATATATATCAAGTTATGACCACAAGAAAGAAATGGATAAATTAACCTATGACCAGATGTTAGCTTTGGCATTTGTTCACCTGCATAGTAAAACTTCTAAAGATTATAACTTTGTACAGTTAGCAAAAGGCGATGTGGCAGCCGCAAAAGAAATCTATAAAAAGAATCATCACACAAATCCAGACGCAGATACACTAGCACGTATGGAATTATTCTTCCAAATACACTAAAGGAAGTCTTGTTTTATATAAATAAGTCTATATAACAAGGAAACATCATGGCAAAACCTACAACAAGAGCTACATTACAAGATTACTGCTTAAGGAATTTAGGTGCACCTGTAATTGAAATTAATGTAGATGAAGATCAACTTGAAGATCGTACAGATGAAGCATTACAATTCTACCAAGAGTATCACTCTGATGGTGTAATTCGTGAATATTTAAAACATGAGCTAACTGCAACAGATATAACAAATAATTATATTACTGTGGCTGATAGTGTGACTAATGTTGTACGTATGTTAAAGATTACCGGCACTACTGGTAGTTCATTATTTGATATGGGTTACCATATGAGACTTAATGATATCTTCATGTTACAAGGTTTAGGAGCTCAAACTCAAGAATATATACAATCACAACAGAAATTATCTTTGATTGACCATAGATTAAATAGTGAAGAGCATATCAGATTTAGTAGACATATGAATAGAGTTCATATGGATGAAGGTTATGGAGATTTAGGAGCTGGTGATTTTATAGTTCTTGAAGTAATGTCTATTATAGATCCAGGAACATATGCCGATGTTTTTAATGATTTGTATTTAAAGAAATATCTTACTGCATTGATTAAACGTCAATGGGGAGCAAACTTAATGAAGTTCCAAGACTTCCAGCTTCCAGGTGGTATAACATTGAATGGACGTCAGATATACGAAGACGCCATTGAGGAGATTCAAGGTTTAGAAGAAGAATGCAGGTTGATTTGGGCTATGCCAGACAACTTTTTAATGGGATAAAGAATGGCTACATCAGTATATTTTTCAGGAGCGGTAAGATCTGAACAAGACCTATACGAGGATCTTGTTACAGAGAGCATCAAAGTATTTGGACAAGACGTGGTATATCTGCCACGCGAATCATTAGGTGAAGACGCCCTCTTAAATGAAGAGTGGAGTCAATTCACGCAAGCCTATCCAGTAGAAATGTATTTAGAAAATATTGAAGGATTCGAAGGTGATAGTAATCTATTAGGTAAATTTGGTTTAGAGATTCGTGATCAGGCAAACCTTGTAGTAACAAAACGTAGATGGGATCAGGCTGTTGGTCAAAACATTGTCAATGGTCAAGCATCTCCTAATGAAGGTGATCTCATATATTTCACAATGACACAAAGATTATTTGAGATTAAATATGTAGAACCTAAATCACCATTCTATCAATTACAAGACCTCCCAAGTTATACACTAACTGCAGAGTTATTTGAATATAATGATCAGCATTTTGATACTGGTATGGATGAGATTGATGCTATCGAATGGGATAATGCTACAGCATACAGTTATATTGTTACTGCTAATACTGCAAACTTTGAGCTTGGCGAATTAGTAACACAATGGACTGGCGTTAATGATTCAGCCGGTGATCCTATTAATATTGAAGGTTATGTTGCTGGTTGGGAAGGTACTGATGCTAGAATAACAATCATATCTCCACATCAAAGCACAAATGGTGATGGTACATTTATGACATTCTCAGTTCAGTCCGCCACTACGAAGAAACTTATAGGTAAAAATTCTGGTACACAAACATATATTACAGTTGACCAGAGTGGTACTACGAAGACATTCTATAACCAAGATCCATTTGCTGACAATGATGAATTTGAAGTTGCTGGTGATGATGTTATAGACTTTACAGAATCTAATCCGTTTGGAGATCCATAATGTTTGAGAACCACTTCTATAATGAAAGTACAAGACGTATGGTATCGGTATTCGGTAGCATATTTAACGATATGGAAGTCGTTAAAAAAGATTCTGCTGGGAAAGTATTACAAAAAATTAAAGTTCCTTTAGGTTATGCACCAAGATCAAAAGTTCTTGCGCGTCTAGGTGAACAAACAAGTGATCCTAAGATAGCACTAAAGCTACCTAGATTATCATTTGAAATATCATCTATGGAATATGATGCCAATGCACGTGTATCTAAACATAAGAATTATACAAAGGTAATAACAGGGGACACATTACAATTAAACAAGTTGGGTGCACCCGCTGTTTATAAAGTTGGATTTGAATTAAATCTTTTGGCTTCAACACAAGATGAAGCTCTGCAGTTATTAGAGCAGATACTTCCAATGTTTCAGCCAGAGTATACAGTAACAATAAAAGATATTCCAAGTATGAATATCACAACCGACACTCCGATAGTTTTAGAGAGTGTTGATATGAATGATGATTATGAGGGTGATTTAGTTACGAGGAGAGCCATAATATATACTTTGTCTTTCTCAACTCGTATTCGTTATTATAGAGGTATCGGTAAGAGCAAACAAATTCTCCAGACAGAAGTTGATTATTCAGAGAATGTTGATCCTACTACTCATAAATTTGAGACACAAAAGATAGTAGGTACAACAACATCTGACGGTGCTGGTGGTTTTAAAGAACCATACACTGAGACGATTAACTTTTTTGACACTGACGTATAAGGGAGAATGTAATGGGATATAGATTTAATGCAAAATTAGTAAAGGTTGTTGATGGAGATACCATTGATGCAGATATAGAATTAGGTTTTTCAGTATTCATGCGGGATCGTATCCGTTTAATGGGTATAGATACACCTGAGAGTAGAACAAGAAATTTGGCAGAGAAGTCATGGGGACTTGCTGCTAAACACAGATTGATAGAACTATTGGCAGAAGCTAATGGTGAATTTACACTAGTAACCGAAGATATGGAGAAAGGTAAATTTGGAAGAGTACTTGGTACGATTGAGGTTAATGGCAAAGATGCTAACCAAAGTCTTATCGAAGAGAACTTAGCTATACCATATGAAGGTGGCAATAAAGATGAAAGCCGTACAAAATATGGTGTACAAGAATTATGGAATACATATTATGAAAACCCACAGGAACATGACGATGACCATGAACATGGAGACGAAAACCCAGAAGCTCACATCGACTTCCACGAAAAGTAAAATTGATTCGGACTTCGAAAGAGTCCGAAGAGATTTATTTGATTTATCCACGCAAGGTGAAGAAGCGATAGAGCTCATGATGGAGCTTGCGCGTGAGTCAGAGCACCCGAGAGCATTTGAAGTTCTTGGACAATTAATTAAACAAAACGCTGAGATAGGTGAAAAAGTTTTAAAGCTTCATAAGAGTAAGAAGGAACAAGATAAAACTGATGAACCTACAGCACTTGCTCAGCAAGCAGCAACGAATAACAATGTGTTTATAGGCTCAACAGCTGAACTACAAAAAATGTTACGTGATGAAAAGGTAATAGAAACAGAACCGGACTTATTTGAGAAATGAGAGAGACAAACTATTTAGGCAATCCGAATGTTCGGGGTGCCGATGTAGAACATCCTTGGACAAAAGAGGAATTAAAAGAATACAAGAAATGTTTAGATGACCCTAAATATTTTGCTAAAAAGTATTGTAAAGTAATCCACCTCGACAAAGGCTTAATACCCTTTGACCTATACCCATATCAAGAGAAAATGTTTGACTCATTTACTGAGCATCGATTTAATATTGTTTTGGCATGTCGTCAGAGTGGTAAATCTATTGCTGCGGTAGCTTATCTTCTATGGTATGTTATATTTAAGGGTGAACAAGTAGTAGGAATCCTAGCAAACAAGAACGCTATTGCAAGGGAAATGTTATCACGTATTACACTGATGCTTGAAAACCTACCATTCTTTTTACAACCAGGGTGTACAACACTAAACAAAGGATCTATTGGATTCTCAAACAATAGTAGAATAATTGCTGCAGCAACATCTTCAAGCTCAATTCGTGGTATGTCACTTAACTTAGTATACCT